TAGCCAGAAGCCTTAACAATTTGAGCAGTTTGAAGAGCCGCATCGGGCGTAACAGGATCAACGAGAGTACAAGTTATTTCATCCCACTTGGTTCGTGTAGGATAATAAAAAGTATGATTTAGAAAGGAATGCTCAGTAGTCTCAACTGTAAAACTTGGCCTACTAACACTCTTCGCTATCCACTGGGCACCAAACTCCATGCTACCAATTGTAACTAAAAATCTATAATTTCTTTTTGGATCTTGTGCTGTTGCATCTGTCCAAAATCCTGTAGTGGGTGCTCTTACTGCCATTATTCTTTTTCTCCTTCTACATCAATAAGTAGTCGGGGCGATATAAATCACCCCTTTTTATTAGTCTTCGAACGCTGCTCCGGTCCTTGTAATATTGAAGTCAATCGCGATGAACTCAATCGCCCTAGCAGGCTTCAAGAAAATCTTGGCATACAAGATGTTTCTATCAATCAGGTCTGGCGTGGTAGTTGTCTCATCGAGAACGACCTTGAAATCAGTAAGACCTAAACGAATCTTCACACTAGCCAAAAGCGGCTCGACCTGACCAGTAAACCTCTGCCAAGTAACAGTGACATTCTGATCAAAAAGGATTGTTGACGCAATTCTCGAAACTTCCTTCTTGATGAAAATCATCAAGCGTCGAACATTAATTCGATCTAGTGCCGATGGCGTGACCTGAAGGGACTTCTGACCGAAGATAACAATTCCTTCTGCTGGGAAACTAGCGATTGGGTTAATATTCGCAGCATACAGGGTATCGCGGTCTTTCGATGAAAGCTTCTCGGTCACTGCCACAACAGGAATTCCGGCAGAGCCTCCAGTTAAGCCGCCTCGGTTAAAGCCAGCAGGAGCAAACCAAACTTCTGATTTTCTCTCAGAGCTTGCCAAGGTTCCGATTGCCGCAACCGATGGGGGTGCCCACAAGAACTGACCTGTAATAGTATCTTGAACCTGAACCCATGGATAATAGGTACAGCCATAGCTGCTATTTATGCTTCTGTCTCGCAACGCGGTGACAACACTTGCCAACGAAGTAGCTTGGACTCGGGTCTTGAAGTTACTAGCATTTTCAGTAAATGGCTGGTATACCCCTCTAAGGTCGATAATCGCCAAAGCGTCTCCACGCTCCTCACAAACGTTTATTACATGACTCGTCAAGTTTTCATTGACAACGCCAGGGACCGTAAGCATGTTCATTTCAACCCACTCTGGGTCTTTCACAGTGTCGATAGCTTTTTTGACGGTATTGTAAACTGCCTTATTTTTAACAGTTGCGCTTGTTCCGCTTGGGGTGAGTCGATACTCGGCAAACGGATCTTTATCCTTGATATTAAAGCCATCAGAACCTCCGTATAGAGGAAGTGTAAACTTGTCAAACCCAGAATTGAGAACTGCGGTGTATGAAGCCGACGTAACAGAGTCACCAGCACTCGTGGTGCCGTCCCTTCGATTACCGTTACGAGAGCCAGACATCCAAAAAGCGTTACCTAACTTGCCAGACGGAACAACAACGTCATCCAGCGTGAAAATCCATGAATATTCCAGATTGCTAGGGGGACCACTAATAGTGTCCAAGGCGATTTTAGACGGCGATGCCTCATTTGGAACCCCTCTCAAATAATCAGGATAACCATCATCATATGCCGTAGAATTTCTAGCAGAATCCCAAAGGTTTGTCTGAAGACCGAAGAAGGCGTCTTTTGGCGAACTAACACCGTGGTCAGAAGCCGAGAGACGTGTCAGGGGAGCCGGGAAATATACCGAAGCTGTGAAAGGATAATTGCCTGAGCCGCCAACACTAGAAGCGAATCCGCCTTGTCCTTTCTCGCCAAAACCGCCGCCTGCGCCGCGTCCAGTAAATCCGCTTGTCCCTGCTGCCCAAGTGCCCGCAATCGAGCCAGAGCCGACGACGAATGAATAGTGATCACCTGAATAGGAATCCATAGCAATAGTCGAGACACCGCTATCACCAGCAATTGGAATAATGCCGGGAAGGGGACCGACGACACCGGTAGAACCAGAAATCAGTGTAACACCATATGGTCGAACAGGACCAAACCCGCCGAATGGCAACGAACGTGCGTCCACAGCACCAATATCGGGATTCATTTCAACCCGAATAATATCTGATCGGTTGTTAAACTCGCCGTATTCTCTCATGCGAGCGTCTTCATAATCCCACTCGACATACCTGTCGCCAACCTTTCTCTTGATGAAGCTGGGCGATGTAGGATCAAGATTGCACCCCGTAAACCTTTCTACATAGACAGGCTTAGCATCGCTGTCGCTTGCCTTACGAATGGCGACAGTAAATGTGCCATACTTATTAAAGTCATCGGTGGATGCCTTAAGGTCCATAATGGAAATCTTATAATTATGCACGGATGTGCCAGCATCTCTCGCAATAAAGCGGAAAAGCTTTGTCATCTGGGTAGCATCATAAGCCGCATAATCGGTAGTCAAATCTTGACTAAAGATCCAACCTGTTTGTGCCGCCGTATAAGTAAACTGGCGCTCTGCCCACATCGGAGCAAGACCGGCTGCTCCGTCGTATTGATGGCCACCCGAGCTAGAGCCGATGCCGAGAATTATACCATAGTGAGTTCCCGTTGATGCGTTAATCTTTTCAAACATATAAGAGTCGAAGGACTCGCCAAGCCAATAAGTGCTCTCTCCCTTCTTCAAGACAGAAGTATCAGTAATGGTACTATTTGTAAGTGTCGGATCCGTGTTGAAAACCTTTCTAATATACTTGTCACTGTTACGATCGAAGTTGAAAGAAGTTTTCATCGCAGTCGCGCCCACACTATCAAGAATTTGAGCAGTAAAGTTCAAAGTAGAGTCGGATTCAATAAGGATCGCCGTACCCGAAGCAGCCACTGGCGATGAGGAGATGCCATTATTCAAGTCAAATCTAGCATTTCCACTTAGTTGTATGGTGGAGCCGCTATCCATATACCAAATAGCAGCCAAGGATCCCGAGCCCACACTAGCGGATGGGTTAGAACCAGATGGCATAACAAAGAGACCATATGATCCGCCATTTGCCTGGAATGCAAGAGATTCTTGTGGAGCAGTCCGACCTCCCTCGAAATCTAAAGTAGTTGTCCAACCAGCTTCGCCGCCAGTAGTCTTATCGGGATGCTGTTCCCCGAGCATACGAACATATGTGACGGGTCCAACATTTGCGTCTAGATAGGCTTGTGCGGCATAAACACCATAAGTGGGTCCAGCAATATTGCCATCTCGAAAATAATCGCCCCCAGTACCACCCGGAACCGGTTCTCCAAAAACGTTCACAAATTCACTAAACGACTCCACCTTATAAGGTCTCATCGCCGGTCCTTTTCGTGCTCGACCAATAATTACTGGTCCAACTAATGGTGCAACTGCGGGTAGTTGCGAGTTATCTATTTCCTTAAGAAAAATACCGGGAGAAATAAACTTAAATTTTCTTACATCTGACATTCCTGTTGGTCTCCTTTGAAATCTTTGGTAATAAGATCACGTTTCGTTAATAAATAGTACGGGAGAGAGCCAAAATCTCCTTACTCTCTATAAAATCCCTTCTTTAGATATTCATTAATGTCTCCGAATATTACATGTTCGCGCGGGATTCTAACTTCAACTGCCCCTTCTCTAATCGTAATCTTTGGTCGCGAATCGTTCTTACCCTCACCAATGAGATACCCAAGAACTTTAATATCAAAATCATTAACATAATATCTGCTATCTTCACCCATGTTGACGGCATTACTATTGTCTGTTATATCACCCTGGATGAATCCTTCAAATTTATGAGAATCACGAGTTAAAAAGATGTTATTAATCTGCCCGCTTCTTGTTATAAATGGTTGAAGGATCTCATTCATTTGTTGTACATATTCTGTCCGTATCGATATAGAGTAATTTACAGCCACATAAACTGGTATAGGAAAAGTCATTGTTTCATACACTACTTTCTTGTTTTCGAACGGGAAAGTTGACTGGTTATAAAGCCTATTAGCCGTTGCATTAGCAAATTTTGCCGTCTTTGTCTGTTCAATTCTCCTAGCGACAGTCAGTGATGGAGAACCACCCTTAGCATCTCCTACAATCGGGACATTAGCCCATGCCACACCCTTAAAAGCAGGATCTTTTGCCATAGAAGCCCGATGTAGAGTAATCATAGGCAAAATAATCCGACTACTATCATCTCGTATGTCCCTGTCTGTCTTAACTTGCCAACTTCTTTCACCACTAACCCATTTAATCTTTACTTTTTCCCACCCTTTATTGGTGGTCGCATAAGGATTGAGCGTTTCGTTAATCCAGTCATACATGGCATAATCAATGGTCTCCGGTGTGGAGGGCATCAATGTAATTTCACGAGTATGTGGATCTTGTGTTTCATCCGGCATTGAATGTTCCCTCCCTTACGGCTGTACAAAGTGCTGAGATTTCCATCCGATGATCTATCTGTCCGAAAAGCCTAGATTCGGACAATTCTACAATCTCATAATACAAATCACCATAAAAAACAAAATCGCCCTGACGTGCATACAAATCTTGATCTTCTACCAAGCGTCTGCGGTGAAAATGAACCTTTATATTCGCATCAAAATCCACACCGATCTTATCAGTATAAACGGTTTTATAATCAATCATTTCCACCAGAGCCATAACCCTAACTGGAGGCAAAAATGTCTTTACTATAGCCTCTCCATAAAGATCGTGAAAATTAGTCCTATCAACGTCAATGGGATAATAGACAATAGTCTGACCAATTACTTTTTCAATAAGCTCATCGTTGACCTGTTTAACTAAATCTCTTTCTTTCTTCCCCGTAAAAAGAGGAGGAGGAGGATTTTTAGGCTGTTCCCATTTATTACTTGTAGACATTGTTCATCACCCCTGATAGATCAATAAAGGAACGTACTTATTGCTCGTGTTGACACTGGTCATTAATGCAGCCTCTTGTTCTGCTATCTTGGCATATGTCATCTCATCCAAAACTGTCTTAAGCTCTTCTCGCAATTTTTCCTGCTCCTCCTTGGCTTGTGTGAGCAACTCTGTGCCATTTAAATTTACTGTTTCGCCGGGGATAGGGATACTACCAAACTTACTTCTGACTTGACCTAGCGTTTCTTTTGTCAAAGCAAGCGCAAATCTACGAATCCATTGTTTCCCTATCGCGTTGATTGATGCATAAGGTATGTTCGTAAAAGGCAAAGTATTCATATTATTAATACCTTTTACACCAGTTTGTTGGTCTGATTCATCCTCCCATGCATTACTATCATTATCAATTGTAAAATCCACCCATAATTTAGTTATCAAATTAGCATCGGGGGTCGGAAATAGCCTCAGCTTGTTATTATGAATCTCATACGAATAATGTGATAATCTTGTATAAATGTGGTCCTCGTAAGCCATGGCTTGTAGCTTGTTCTGCCACGCAGGAATAATTTCAAACGTTGAATCATCAGTGTATTGCCCGTATCCATAAATTTGACCATTCCCAACAACGTTTAGACCACCATAATAGCCGAAAAATCTCCACATAGATTGGGGTGTTTTATAAAAAACCCTCTCAATTGTTATCCTCTTGTCCCCCACCTTGAGAGCATAAGGCTTTCCAGAATCGGACGTGGCAGCGGAACTTGAAATAATGCTCTGAAGATCATAGTCTTGCTGGTTTTGCACCATATCAATCGAAGCCGAATAATGGTCCCTAGTTCCACCAAAGCCAGCATATTGTGCAACCGCTGGTCCGACACGTTTTGGATATCTCAGATCAAACTTGGGATAACGAAGCTCAATGTTACTTCCGCTAAGAGAATCGCCCCCTGTCATAACACCGTTGTGATCAAAACTGGCTGTTGCCATGCCGAGCACATCACCGAGGATATTTTTGGCTTGATGTGTGTTTAGAATATAAGAGTATTCCAAACACGCCTCTTCATAATTGGCGTATACAGAGCCAGACGTGACTTCAATATCCAAAATATCGCCGCCAAGCTTCTGATATGTATACGCTACTTGATCTGAAGCGCCCGAA